GAGCCGTGCATCTCGTAGCGGTTTTCCCGTGCCGCCACCCACCTTGGTTACATCTTCGTCACAAATGTTAGCCGCCGCAATTAAGGCTTCTTGGTCTATTTCGTTTGCGTAAACAGCAGCCATGCCGTACTTGTTGTTGGTCAAGTAGTCGGTTACGCATAAAGCTGGGTTTGCAGACCAAACAGTTGTCTCTGTGCGTGGGTCATAAACCTTTTTACCGCGAACAACAACAGACAGGTTTGGCACGCCGTTAATAAATACGTTTTGGTCGTACTCAAGACGCATATAAACCAAAGCCCGACCACGCACTCGATGGTTGTTAGTCCATTTGCTGTCAGACTCTGCAACCAAGTCAACAAAGGCGGTTTGGTCATCAGTGCCTAGCTTGTACTTAATCCTTGCCTTGTCTTTGTATTGTCCTGCATTTACGTTGCCAGAGCCGTCAATCGTGACCTCTGCGTCGTTGAAATAGAATTTTTCAACCTCGTCTATTTCGTGACCTGCTATAGCAACAACAACGTGTAAGTATTTGTTTGCATTGGTTGATTCCATGTAAAGAATCGTGCCACCTATGCGGGTTCTGCCATAAATAACGTTGTGTGGTGCTATTGGCTGGCGCGATGTTACGGTTTTGTCTTGCTGGGTAATGGATGCGCCTGTTGGCGTTTTGGCCATTGCTTTAGAAACAGCGCCTAGCACCAGGGTTGATACAAATGTGGTTGCGAAGTAAGCACCAGCCGTACCAGCAGCAAGTCCGGCAATTGCGCCTGCTCCCGCAATAAGTCCAGGCGCGACCAACATACCAACGCCGGTGGCGACTGCCGCAACAATTACCGCTGCTTTTACTGCCTTTGCCATTTATACGCTCCAAGCCTTTAATGCCTGACTCATCGGCAACAACACCAAACCATCGTCAGACACTGCCGCTATTTTATCGCCATTGCAGATACCAAGCGACACTTCTTGCGCACACGCAAACGAAACTACATCGCCACGCCTTGCCATTTTTCTTTGTTTTGGCTCTCCAAGCGCATTGGTTGCTATGGCCTCAACGCCACCTGCCTTTAAAAGCCTTGAGGCGGCTCCTCGCTTTGTTTTGTAGCCTCGGTAGGCTATGCCGTGGTCAACGCCTGTAATCGCCTCTACGACGCTCACAGCGAACATACAACAGTCGTTAGTGCCCCAATCAAAAGGTTGCGCGTTTTCAATCCTGTTTTGCAGGATGCGCTCCCATCCCTCTACCCTCATGCCCGACCCCAGGTTAGGGTAACTTCTTTCATGGCTGGCACATATTCACAACCAAGGTCGTTTGGGTATTCGTGCTGCTGTTCTTCGTTTGTGTAACGACTTTCGCGCGGGCGTTGCAGGTTGATTAGGCGTGATTCGTAAGTAATACTTACAACAGATGTTTCGCCCTCCTCGGCAATGGCTGGAATGTCCAGCTTGCCCTCAAACATCATGTAGGGGTCTGCAATCAGCGCGTTATTTACGTCCATAAAGCCGATAAAGACTTTGCCAGACTTGCCTTGCTCTGACTCGTTCAGCACCAATGATATAAATTCAGAAGGTATGCCGGTCAATGAGACCGTTATGCCGTTGGCCTGCACCTCTGCTGTCTCCTGAACTGCTGAGACGCTACCTAGTGAGCCAACTCCAGTCCAAACGTTGCCACCATAAGACAAATCGCCATAACCCGACCAAATCCTTACATAGCCAGACGAGAACAAGCCTTCAAATAGAAGTATTGGAGCAACTTCTGTTTGTTCAATGGCTGTCTGTACGCCTGCTGTAATGTCTCTCATAATGCTTCAATACAGGCGAAGGTCATGCCGTATATGCTGGCGTTGTCAATTGCGTAGTCTGTCTCATTGCTGGCCAAGCGCCACCGGCCTTTGGGACTACTGATTGTGATTACTGCATTGTCACCAGGTGACGAGCGCAAATTAGGAAATATGTTTAGAGTGGCATTTCCCGACCCATCGCTGGTTACATCGTCCAAAACCTTGTGCAATGTAGAAGTAGATGCAGAGCCTAGCTGTATCCAATCTCCGGCTTTCAGTATGCCCGTTGTGCCTACAGTCCAGCCATCAGTGACTAATTCATCACCGGACTGGCTTGCGCCCTTTACAAGTGGCGTGCCAGTACCAACGCCCCTGGGCGCTGTGCTTAGAAAGTCGCCCATCAAGAAAGTGCCATATTGACCATTCATCTTGATAAGAAACGAAACTACCTGCTCGGCCTCGTCTCGCTTCATTGGCGGCAGGCTTACCTCCGCCTCCCACCATTGCCCCTGGTGCTTATAGACTTGCTGTTGCCCAGTAAATGGTGACGAGCTAACGCCAACCACGGTTTTAGCCCGAATGTTTATTGAGCTAACGCCAATTGAGGCTGGGAAAGTGACTGGATAAGAGATTGCCATATTTACCTCATCGCAGCGCTAAATGAGCCACCGCGTAATCTTGCCTCTGCAACTGCTGATTTAGCAGCGTTTGAGATTTGAGGCATTAGGGTCATTATCTCAGCGCGAACGGTTTGTTGTACGCCGGTGCTTACATTTATGTTTTGCACCACAGTTATGCCACCGCCACCCATTGCGTTGTTTGGAACAATTGAGCCACTGGCTGATGGTATGAACAACTCTGGGCCGCGCTCGCCGACCAGGTGTGTCCTACCTGACTGAACCGAGCCACCGATTGCACTAGGAATTGGCGGAGCCGATGCGCCACCAAATGCTGCGCCAATAACGTTATTTAAAGCGCCAGCTAAAGGTGCTGTAATTTGCCTCTGAATTACCATCCGAATCATGTCGTTGATAATTGAGCTGGCCATGTCTCGGAAAGCATCAGACGCGCTCTTAGTACCTTGAACCAATCCGACCAAACCATCCTCCAATTTAGATAATCCCCGCAGGGCTATGTCCTGCATCGAGTCCTCAACGGTCTTGATGCCATCTGCAAACTGCTCTAAAGGCGTTTTCATTGCCTCTACAGTCTCGCGAATGGCAATCATCTCAGCGCCACCAACGTTATCACGCAACTTTTTAGCCTCTGCGTAAGAGTTCCTAAAAGCCTGGCCACTTTCGTTGGCAGCATCGCGCAGTCGGTACATCTCAGCAATACCTTTGCGGGCGCGGGTTTCCTCAACCGTCATGAGGCTAGCTAACTCTGCACGTTGGTCGGCCAACTGCTTGACGTATGCCTCGCGAGCCTTTTTTGCCTCTTTGGTTTCTGGCGTGGCTAGTTTTGCTTTTGGCAAAGAAATTAGTGGTGACATTGGCAAAGCGTCTATGTCTTTTCCCCTAAAGGCAAACAAGGCTTTGTTGTAACGCTCTTGGGCTTTTGCCAAACCGTTAGTCAATTCTTCGTTTTTGCCGTACAGAGAAATTCTATTGTTAAACTCATCTAAGCCGTCTTTTGCATTAATTAATTCGCTTGCGTATTTAGCGAGTTCTGTTCTACCCTTAGCACCGTCAACATTAAGAAATTCAATGCCTTTAGCAACAAAAGAAAATGCTTTGGCAAGTTTTGAAGTGGCGCCAAGCAACTGGTCCATGCTTCCAACGGTTGTCATAATTGCGTTTTTAATTCGCGTCATAGACCCGTCAACAGTCACAGGCAAAGTTTGGAACTGCCTTTCTAAATTTTTTGAGCCAGCAGTAAAACCTTCAATAAATACGGTAGTTGTTATTAAGCCCTCGTCAGCCATTTTTTTAAGTTCGCCGCGAGTTTTGCCTAGCCCCTTAGAAAGCACATCGAGAATAGCTGGAGCCTGCTCTGCAACGGACATAAATTCCTGCCCTCGCAATGCGCCAGCAGCAAATCCCTGTCCTAATTGAATCAAAGCGGCCTCTGCGGATGCGCCTTTAGCACCAGAAATTGCTAAAGCCTTACCAATACCACCAGTTAATTCAACAAGTTTTTCCTGAGATACACCTAGGTCTATTGTGCTTCTGCGTAATGAAGAATAAAGGTCAACAGTTTGTTCAAAACTTGACCTTGTATTTTGCGCGGTTGCAAATAGCTCTTTTTGAACCGCTGTAAATTCTTGCGTGCTGCTAGAGACCAACCTAAGTCTTGCGGTAACAGATGTGTAAGCATCTGCAAGCGCTATGGTGTCTTTTATAATTACACCAGTAATTAATCCGCTTATTGCGCCCTGCACACTAAAAACTGCGCTTCTAAGACCGCCCAATGAACTTTTTACAGACCTAAACCCTTTATCGGTATCGTCTATCGCTCTTATTCGAATGTTTACGTCATTTGCCGCCATTTTTTTCTTCCTTTAGCTGGAAATACGCAAGCCACTCGTTCAACTCTGTAACTGGGATTTCCTCAATCTCTTGAATCGTCTTGTGCAGGCGGTCTGCAAGTCCAATCATGTTGAACCGCAAACTGTCTGCCTTTAGTCGTTTCCCAGTTCTTCAACCGTCTCAATGGTGCTAAACATTTGACCAGCAATGGTCGAAATGAGAATTACAGGCTCACGCATCAAAAACGGCTTGTCTTCCAGAGTAAACAGCTTTTCGCCGTCTTTGTCCTCAGCCTTCATAATAAGCAAATCAACCATCGCCGCGATAGTCGGGTTGCCCATAAAGTCCTTGTGCTTGCGTTGCAGCTTGTCAACGTCAGCACAGGTCAAGGCGCTAGTGTAGACAACCAATGGAGCATCCTCGCCCCATTCGACCACCTCGATTTGCTTGCGGTTGTTTTGCCGTTTGGCGGCTAACCTTTGGCCTAGCGACATTAAGACACTGTGCCAGTTGTCAACGCGCCATTACCCTGCAAGGAAACAGACGCCTCAACCATGCCGTCAGCAGACGAATTGATTGTCTTGCCGGTAACAATGGCAGAGCCGGTCAAGTAAGCGTCGCCGCTTGTTGAACCCTCTGGGTAGACGTTAAATGTAATCTCAGAGCCAACTGCTAGTGCAACCTGGCCGTTGGTATCTGTCTCGTCCCAAAACACTTCTACAGAGCCGCTGAACGATGTCAAGCTGGGCTTGTAGGTGCGCGCTGCATCGCCCATCGTGGTGTCTTCAATAGTGTCTGCTGATTCGGTGATTGAAAAAGAACGAACCTCAGCAATGGCGTTAGCACCAACTGCGACCGAACCTTCTGAGCCTTTATGTGTAGCCATGATTTGCCTTTCAGTGTGTAGAGCTTACGTTGCCCCACGGGTAAAATTATAAAGAACACGAACCGTTACGAAAACCCCACCTATTGGGGCAATCGAGCCTTCATCAGTCTCAACGGTAACGATTTGAGAATCCAGCGCGTGGCCTCCTCGCGTCCTGTCTGCGTCCAATGATTCTTCAATCAACTCAACCAGTTCGTTTCTAGCAGTGTCTATTGCAGTGCCTTTAACGTAACCGATTAGCGAATAGTCAATTGTACCCTCGCGGGTGATATTTGTGCCGCCAATAGTAATGTCGTCTCTGCTTTCACCAGACGATTGAACCAATATGGCTGGATACTGTGCATTTGATAGCTTTTCAAAGTCAAAAGGCTCGCGGGTCACAAAAGTGATTCCTGCCGTGCCTAGCAACGTTGATACCAAATTGGCCGCAATGGATTCTCGTTTGCTCATTTCAGCCTCTTAAAGAAAAACTTGCTAAGTCGCGCTTTTTCAGTTTGATTAAACCCAAAGAACGGCCTTTTGTCGTTGTTAAACGCCGCCTTCTTTGCCTCGGTCGCCCTGCTAAAGTAAATCTGCGCCACTCCATTGCTAACGTACTTGCTTTGTATTGACCCTAGCATCTTGCCGGTGACGTTTAAGTTAACCGTCCCGCTACTGTCGCCACCAAACGAAGTTCTGTAAGTGCGAGCGCCTGCTTTGCTAGACGGCCAACCTTGCCTCTTGTAAGCCCTGTACTTAGCGTCATAAGGCTTAAACTTGCCACTGTAACCGATGCCTTTTTCAGTGCGGTCTAGGATAATAGTTGTACCGAATTGCGCGGTCTGCATTAGCGTGCGCTTTACTTTTGCTGGGATGGATTTTTGCAACTTCCTCAGGTTGGCTTGCAACCTGGTTGAGTCTATGTCCATCTTTACATTCATCTGTACATGCGACCGAAGTTAACCGGCGCTTTTTCAATGTCTGTAATCGTTGAATCTTCGTCCTGGTCGTACTCTACGCCATCGTTAAAAACAGAGTCTATTTCCTCAGAGTATCTCGACTTGTAAAAATCAAGCATTGTCAGGAATCTGTCGCCATCAACCCAGTTCGTAAGCTGCGGCAAAGCGTACTTCCAAAGCACTAGATAAACGCTTGCGTCTTTCCACTGTGCGCTTGTCAGTAGTGAAGGGTTTAGCTCGCCAGCAAAGCCGGTCTTAGGCCACCACTTCTTGCGAATCTCTCGCTCAATGTCAGCCTGTGCGCGTGCGTGGTCAGCAGCAAACGACGCAACGCCGTAGGTCAGAATATCCGGTATTAAAGCTGTGAGGTCTGAATCTGTACTAAACGCCATTGCTTTGTCCTTAGGTAGAAATACCCCCACTCAATATGAGCAGGGGTAGTTTCAATTACAGACCAGCGTCAAAGTACATCTCTACGCCGTAGCTGTCGTCTAACTCGCCAACACCGTAGATAGCGGTTGCGTTCAACTCGAAAGCTCGGTTTGATGCATCACGCTGTGGCTCAATAACAAAGTCGCGCTTCATAGCCAAGGCGAATGCTTGCTGTGAGAAAATCGCGCCCTTAGCATCACCAGAGCCATCAATGGCTACGTTAGCTGACTCAAAGATGTCAATGCCAGCAATGGTTGCCACGTAACCTGTGCGCATTGCCTCGTTCTGCAAGTCGCCACCGTTGGGGTTAACCATGGTGTTGGTCAGGCTAGCCTTCAAAGCATAGGTCTGGTAAGGATGGAAAACGCCGTATATGCGACCCGTTACCTTGTTAGCACGCAGGGTAGCAGCGGCTTGGAACAGGTAAGCAACCGTCAACTCGGTAGTTGTGGCTCCCAAAGAGGTGCTTAAGCCATCAAACAAAGCAATAATGTCTTTGTCCATTTTGGTAGCGATAGCGTTACCAAGAACTGTTCCCAATTCTTCAGCAGGGTTACCGGCTCCCATAGCGGCCATGTCGGTCAACAGCACTTGAGCGCCAACTTCAGCAACCGTTACGGAAATGCTAGATGTTGAAACAGTGGTCGAAGTCATGTCCGTACCTTCAGTCAAGGCGGCTGCCGTGATTGCTGGGTACTTGGGAACCTGAATTGTTTTACCGGCTTGTGTGCCGATATCGTAGAAGGTAACGAGGTTACGCAACAAAGATTGTTCTTCAGCCGTGTAACGGGCTTGTGCAACGATACTGACAAACAGGTCGTCAAGGGTGCTTGAGGTGGTAGCGGCCATAATAAAAACTCCAATTAAGAAAACAAAAAAATGTGAAAGTTATTTGCGCTTTTTACTGGCAGCAAAAGCATCTCTGCCTCCATTGTCCCAGTTACTTAGCATATCTGCCACAGACGTTGGTTTCTGTGTCGAACCACCAGCAGCACCACCAGAGCCAGCACCACCAGGGGTGGCGCGTACAAAGTGCGGATTTGCCGTAAGGAATTCTGTCATTAGGTCTTGCACCGATAACAGCTCACCACCATCATTGTAGCGAATTGTTCCTTTGTTATCAATAACCTCAACTGTTCCGTCATCTGACAGTCTAATTTGGCTTTTTAACAACGATGAAACCTGCTCTGGCGATACTGCGTTTTTATTACTTGCGGCTGAAAGCAATGAGCCCTCAACCTGAATCTGGTGTAACCGAGCCTGTAGCGCTTGAATCGTGCCTTCTTTTTTGGCAACAGTTGTTTTCAATACATCCTCAAACTCGCCTCTATCCTTTTTGCGCTCCAACTCAAGCTGGTCGCGCTGCTCCATAAGCTGCTTGGCCTCGTTTAAGTCGATGCCTTCTGTAGCTTTGTCAAAGCGTTTACGCTCTCTGGATAAGCGTTGCTCAATAATCTTGTCAACTTCAGCTTGGGTAAATGATTTACCCGCCCCGTCATCTACTGGGTTTGCGTCTTTTAAGTCTACGTCCGGACTGTCCATGTTTTCGCTCATGTAAGCACCTCTTTCGAGTAGTTGG